TTTAACTTGAACTTCATTCAAAATATATTCTGGTATTCTATCAGCACTCATATACATCACTTTAGCTTTCATTATCTAATTATGTCAATCTTATTCATGGTATCTTTATTCCAGACTTCTAGTTCTGTACGAACTTTGCCCTCTGCAATCATTTTATTATATCGTTTGGTGGCATTCTTTTTCCACCACGCAATTACATTTTCAAGTTCAAATTTATCATAATTTTCTGCTTTTGTCAAGACATTTGTTTTACCCAAAAGAACATCTCTTACATTTGAATATCCATACTCACCCATGTAGAATCTCTTTTGTGTAGTTACATCACTTGCCTTCTCAATTTCTTTTGAGAACAAGTCATATGCTTTCTTGTCATGTTTTGCAAGACTTTGTTTTACAAGTCCAACCATCTTTGTCTGCATCTTGAGTTTGCGTGAAGAAGCACCCTTATGTATTAGTTCTTCTCCACCATTCTTTTCTGTAAACCAATTTTTTAGTTCTGGATAGATATCTTCACCAAGTGTCAATAGAAACTTAGATTGAGTATCACCCTTATATCTTAGATATGGTTTCATACCATCATACATGGAAGCACCTTTGATGTTGCCATAGAGAGATGTTGTCTCAAACAAACAAAACTCTGTACCATACTTTTCGTTTAACATTCTACGACTTGCATGAGAACAACAGATTGCCGCCATCAGTTTACCGCCAAGATAGTTATATCCAAATGGTTGCACTGGAACAATATTGAAACCCATGATAGCACGTTTGTTGAAGATATCCAAATCAGGCACACCACCCAAGTAATCATTACGAGGTTTAGAGTTAATCAATGGAGAACCAAAGCGAATGAAACCAACTACTGTATTAGTGTTTGTTTCCATAACAACCAGTTTCAAAGTCTTGCCTGGATTCTCATCTGGACTGAATGATGCAACCTTTTCAATCATTGCATCAAAAGTCTTGTTATTGATTTGCATCACTTTGAAGTCCATATCTTCTGGGTGCATATCATAGTTCTGAAACATATCATCTTCCAAACCCATGCCAGGCAGTGGGGTAGGAATGTTTCGCACACGTTCAATCTTTCTAGCACGAAAGTAATCGTCAATCCGTCCAAAGTCTTTGAAGTAGTTCATCAACTTTGTAGCGGCATATATCGCATCATCTCGTTCTAGTATCATGTAAAGAAATCCTCAAGTGTTGTTTGTGTTCCATAAGAACGATCAATCTTCCAACCAATCTGGTTACAGATAAATGTTAGAGGTTCAACGAATGCTTTATCGAACTGCATATCATAATCCAAATACTTGTGAATGTCAAGTTCTTTTGGAAGTTTTGTTATGAAAGATATAACACCAGATTGCATATGGTTTGGTGTTCTCATATTCAGAAACTTAATCTTCTCGCCTTCTTGAACAAGTGGATATTTGTTTGTTAGTTTTTGTTTACGAACAAAGTGATTGTAAAGAATGACACCTTTAATATGCATTGGAGCACCCTTCTTAAAAATACCAGAACTATCACTCCACTTTTCGATACCGTTACACCCACGAGGAAATGCAATCTCTTCTGGTGGTAAGTTCATAAACTCTTCACGAAACTCTTGAATGAAGTCGTTCACATCTTTCTCTGTTCCAGACATGATAATCTTCAATGCCTGTTTAATCTTCTCACGACAAGGTGCAGGCGTAGATGATTTGACTGCCTCAATACCCATAATCTTGAGTTGTGGTTCTTGATAACGAACACCTTCTACATCCCAAGCATTAAGGATGTATCTTTTCTTTGCAGTCCAGATACCCTTGTCTGCAATCACCTCTCGTGCCATCTGCATCTTCTGTTCATATGCGTTTACATACGAAGCAAGAGCTTGATAACTTTTATCAATAAAAGGTTCAATTTTCTCTTGAGCAATTCTGTCCAAGAAGTCCACCACCTTCCTGTGACCCTCACCTTCCGATATAGAATCTCTGTCCTTAAACACTTCATTAACAAGTCTGTCAAAAGTGATATATACTGAATCCGTATCTGACGCAATAACATAGTCTACTCCATCCGTCTTTAATATTTTATTCATGTAGATGTTCAGTGATTTCTCAATCCATCTAATTGACAATTGACCAGAGGTAGTAATACCTTCGGCAATTCTCAAGTCATAATAACGAAACCATTCATTACCAATCGCACCATAAGCAGAGTTCAATGAAATCTTTCGTGCCATCTGAATGTTTGTAAACTTTGAAACATCCTTCAGATATTTGGGGTCTTTGGTATCTTCGTATTTTTGTTTTGCCTCCAACATCTTCTTCTTGTAGATGGTTCTGTCATTATACATACTCTGCATCATTTCAGGCAAGAACCCTTGTTTGTTCTTAGAGAACATTGCACCATTAGGTGTTAGGGTTACATTGTCTTGAGGAAGTAATGGAAGTTTCTTGCCTTGCAACATATAATCAACATCAACATTGTCTGCAACTTGAGGCAACAAAGTCTCTGGTGAAATGTTGTATTGCATAATCAAGTGTGGATACAGTGAGTTCAAGTCAAAAGATAGAACCCACTTGTGTTGTCCAACTTGTGGGTCTTTGACATATGCACCAACATACTTGTCAGATTTAGAAGCACCCCTCTTTTGAGGAATGACAATCTTCTTACTACGCAAATGATTGTAAATCAAAATGTCCCAATACTTCACAGAAGTAAATGCATCAGACATGTTTACCTTTGCCTCATAAGTCATAGTTAGAAGCAAGTCAATCAGTTTCATCTTGTCGTCAATACGGTCAACAAGTTCAACGTCTTGAATATTGTAGTCAATAAATGATTGATAGTCTTTTGTATACCAATCACGAAAAGTGTCGTAGGGATTTTCGTCTTTACGTTCACCAAGTTCAACAAAACCGATATGGTCAAGTCGATAGGATTCTTGATTAGAATAAGTGAACTTACGATAGAGTTGTAGATAGTCAAGTCCTTCAACACCAAGAATATCATACACTTGGTCTTTACGTCCAAAACCAGAGTTCACCATTCGTGAACTTACAATACCCCAAGGTGAAAGTCTGCGAACTGCTTCCTCACCCATAACCTTTTCAATACGGTTGACAATATAAGGAGTATCAAAGAACTCAGTGTTCCAACCAGTAATAACGTCTGGATGGTCAGATTCCCACCATGCAAGAAATCTTGCAAGGAGTTCACGTTCTGTTGGACACTTGATATAATCTACATCTTCACGAGATGTTGTATAATCATGCAATCCCCAAACTTTGATTTCACCAGTTGAGTGGTCTTTGATTGTGATAGACAACATCGGTTCCTCTGCTTTGTCAGCATAAGGAAATCCATTCTCACACTCAACCTCAATATCAATAGTAATCTTTTTGATAAGGTCAGAATCGAATTGAATTTGTTTTGGGAACTTCTCTGAAATATAGGTATAGGGAAACTGTGTCAACCCATAGACTAACCAAGGTTGACTTTCATATCTTTCAACAAACTCTTTTGCTTCCTTGATAGTAAGAAACTGCATTGGATTGAGATTCTTACCATCAAGGGTTGTCCACCCTGTAGGTTTCTTTACAGGAACAAAGAGTGTTGGTTCATATCTTACCTTCTCCGTGTATCGTTGTCCATTGCGAACACCACGAACAAGTAAATCATTGCCCCACTGGGCAACGTGTGTATAGAAATTCATTTAACCTACCTTCATTCAACTTAACATCATTATATACCAAGAAGTGGTCAATGTCAAGAGAAAAGAGGTAGTTGCTCCTCAGCAGTAAAATGTTTATCAATCATGTCGATAACATCTTGGTATTTCGCAATCTCTAGAATTTCACCTTCCATTGCGTCAATAATGTCTGGGTGTTCCCCAATACCAGCAGGGTTCTTCATATAAACAAGAACATTTGCTTTATGTTTTGCAATATGTCCTTCTGCATGTTTGCGTAGTGCATCAAGTAGTGTCATCATCATTTCCTTTCCAATTATCACGATTTTTGAAATGTCTGAAAATTTCTTGTGTGATTGATTTATCTTTGGTTATCTTTTCAATCCCACCAAATCCAGGCATACTGTTCACTTCTAATACGAGAGGTTGTTCTTTCTCTCTGTCTTTTGATGGTATTAAATCAACACCAACAAGTCTTCCTTTTACTGCCGAAGCTGCAGTAAGGGAATCTCTAA